CATGCGGACCCATCCCAATCGTACGCTTGTAACGTAGCAGTCCCGGCGTTCACCATCGCAATTCTACTAGATGTCATTGCAACCATCGAGGTCACGGCAACGATGGGTATTGATAAAGGTGATCCGATGAGCGACCAACCTAGCCCAACAAACGATGCGAAAACCGTGATATCAGCCATAACGTTCAGATCAGTACGGGCGGCGGTTAACACCCCATCGTCCCATTGCGTAAATCCGTACCCTATATCGGGAACGGCGGTGACGGTCGAACCATCCCCGCCTTCAACTACTACTTGAACCGCATCGCCCGAAATAGTACCCCCCGTCCCTGCTAAATAACTCAATGTGTACTGGATAATGACAGGGGATGGGGTGGGTGTGGGATCTTCCCACTGATAAACCGGCTTGATGATATCGTCGATCACGCTGATTTGTTCGGTATCGATCCTCAGCGTGCTGATCGTTACTTCCTGGCTGATCTCGACCGACATTTCGATTTGTACCCTTTCGCCGTATTGTTGCCCGGTCAACTGTTTCAGATCGGTCGGGCCGGTCGGTTGGTGGATATTCACGGCGAGCGATTTCATCAGATCAAGCGCAGCCTGTGACCGCATGGTCAAGCTGAAGGTAACGGCACGGGTGTAAGCATTTGAGCCGTAGAAATCCAGCGTTACCACACCGCGCCACACTGCGCCAAAATCAAGTTGTTCCGTATCACCATCGAAAGTTTCCAGACTCGACACGCGGCGGAACTGACCCAACATATCCACACCGATGATCTCAGATTCCAGATCCTCCCGGCTAAAATTCTGCCGACCAATACGAATTGATTGTTCATTGATCGCCAATAAATCCCGGACGAATTTAGCAACGCGCTTCAGTGGTTCGTTCATGGCGTCACCTGAAACGATGCGGATACCGTAACATCGGCGGATACGTCCAAATCGGTACGGGCGGCGGTTAATACACCGTCGCTCCAGGTGGTGAACTCATAGCCCATATCGGGAACAGCCGTAACGGTTGACCCGTCGCGCCCGCTGTATAACGTCTGAACCACATCGCCGGACAAGTAGCCACCCGCCCCAGCGGTATAGGTGAGCGTGTAGATCGGAGTGATCACCAGCGGGGCGCGTTTCACTTCTTCGGCGATAGCTTCGGTATATCCGTACAATTGCCAATCGCCCGGTTCGATAATTTTGTAATCTGTCCCCGCGTATTCGATGAACTCACCAACGGTCAGTTGGCTGGTAGTATGAATCCACAAATACCGCAAAGACCAATCAATCGAATCGGGGTTTAATTTTTCCTTGTTCGCCAATTGAACCACGGCGGAGATGGTGCGAGCCGTCACGATGTCGAATGGTTCAAAATCCTGCGTTTCCTGCGTGACGGTTTTCACCGTATACGGCAATGACCATTCAGGCAGCGCGTCGGACATATCAGGAAGCATTGCGCACCACCCAATTGATCGAGTTGCGTAATGTGCCGGTATCAATCAGCGGAGTTGTTCCGGCTTTCCCGCGTACCGTCTTGGCTCGGATGGTTGCGGGTTCCAATGCTTTCCATTTTCCGTATCCAGCCGACACAAACGATCCTTTGCTGATGTTTGTAGCAATCACGCCAATCAACCCCAGACCGGCGATAACATCGCGTTTGCCGTTGATCACCGCTTCATACTGAGCGGCGACCGCCTTGTTCACTTCGTCGCGCTTCGTGGCGAACGGTACGCGGAGAAAAGACCGTTCGGGGATACCCTGTTCCGGTGCGCCGTATTCATGGATCGCGCCGATCTGGATCACGGTCATACCGTCGCCATAGATCGCGCCGCCGACCTTGTCCTTCGGCAGCCCGACAAAAACGGCCTTCTTTTTCATCTCGCCCAGGCGCTCGACCATTTCGGTGGTCATTTCAAGCATCTGTTGAGGCGTGACGGTTTTCACACTGCAACCCCGCCATAGTTCCGGCTGGTCAACAGTAGGAACCGCTGGCCGTATTTGGACGATTTAAAAAACGCTTGTAGCTCGGTTGTCGCGGTCACGCCAGCGGCATAGCTCACTGACACACTGCCCACGCTCTTGGACGCGATGGTCTGCGCACTGGCAGAACCCGCCGTTGTTTCAAGCGTGAGCAAATGGGCCACGAGGTTTAGAACCGCCTCCTGGTTGCAAGCGGTGTATTCCTTGCCGTAGTAGCAGGGCCACACCGGTTCAAGGATCGGCAAATAGGTGTCTACCGTCGCCGTGGCGAACTCAGGAAAACGGGCTTTGAAATCGTCAATGAGTGCCACGGGTAAACACGCCCAGCTTGACCATGTGATTGATCTTCGCCATCAGACGTTCATCGGCACGATCCAGATCGATCAACGTGTACGATTCGCCGGGGACCAGATTGATCCGGGTATTCAGGCGCATTGGGCGGCGGCTGGCGTTGCTGATGATGTCGACCGGTGCGGACGGCTCGGGGGCGGCGGCGGTGGACGGCTCAACCGGCTCAACCGGCTCAACCGGCTCAACCGATGCGGTCTTAGGCTTGCGGCCCGGTTTGCCCTTCACGGGGGCGGCTGCGGCGGCCTGCTCATCCAGCTCTTTGATCAGCCGGGTTGTTTCTTCATCGGGGGTGCTCTCGTGGGTCACGGTGGGATCTCCAGGAATAGGGGTGGCCATCCTTGGCCGGTGGGGGTTACTTGTTACAGGCCGGTAAGGATGTAGCCGACCGAATTTTCCAGCACATCGAGACCGGCGATCCGATACTTCGAATCGACACGGTAGTCAAACGAGGACTGTTTGATAATCTCGCCAACGGTCAGCGCGGTTGGGATTCGCATCTTCATGCCCTGCTCGTTGTTCGAGTAGGCGACGGTATGCGACACACCCGCGCCGCCCGCATCATCAGCGCGGAACGTCCCACGGAATTCAACGCCGGGGAAATTGGCCTTGAGTGCAGTCAGCACAGCGGCGGAACTGCCCGCCGTGTTGAGGATCGTCTCGGTCAGGGTGTTGAGCACGTAGATCGGCATGTCCACACGGTTCGCCTTGTATTCGGCGGTGTTGTTGACAGCGTTCCACTGTGCCGTAATCAACCCGGCGATGTCATCGTACATCTGCTGTGCGGTCAGGGTACCGATTGCGCCGGTTGCTGCGCCGCTGGTGAACCCTGCGTAATTCAGCAGACCGGTAGAACCTGCCACGTCAGGGATGCCCAGGTAGCCGATACGATCCACTTCACGCAAATAAATCTCATTGTGCGCTGTCACGTAATCGGATACCAGATTGATTCCCTGCAACTCGGCCTGACGGACCTCGGTGTCGGTCCATTCAGAGTGGGATTCACGTTCGACCACTTTCAGGAACGAATCATCACCGGCCAGGCTGATCTTGCCCTTGTTGCCGGACGGATCGCCAGCCGTGGTGAATCCGCCGACCTGACGCTTGCGAAGCGACTGGATACGAGCGACATAACCGCCCGTATTGTCAGCGACGATACCGGAACTGACAAACGACAGATCCGGGTATTTCTTTTCAAAGATCATCGGATCGACGGCGGTCAGGTTTCGGGCAAGGACGGTGCCCGCGTATGCGTCCATGAAACCCGGCGCCTTGGCCGAGTCTATGAAACGCTTGTAGCTGTCCAGGTTGTAGAGATTGCCGATTTTCATTGTCATATGCTCCTATGCTGGATCAGCTTATACGGTCGACAGAGCCGCGCCGTCATTGGCAGCGACACGCCACACAACAGCACCGCCGATCCGTACCGATACGAGGCGAATGTAATCTGCCACTTCGGTGAGGGTGATGGTGTTATTGCCGGTCTGGTTGATGGTGGTGGCAGAGGTGATCACAATCGCGCCGCCGTCAACATCGTGCGTCAGGTCCATAGTGATCCCAACGGTAGCCGGGGCCGCAATGGTTCGGGTTTCCGCGCCTGCACTGGTCAGGGCCACATTACCCGAACGCAACACGGGGATCGCGCCTGCATTACCCGGATCAGCGATAACCGCGATACGGGAAACAGCCGGGAGCATTTCCTGAGTGACAGCCTCGACAGTGGTCGAAGCAGTGAACCCGCCAGCGTCGGCGATATCAATCGCACTGGCAGCATGTGCGCCGCTGGCGTCACCGGTATGGGCGGCGATGTCACCCGGTGCCGGATTGACATAGATCAGCCATACACCGGTCTGGATCTCTTCGATGAATTCGGCGTTCACGGCAACATCGGTTGCGGTGGCGGTAGCCATACCATCATTTGCATCGCCCGCATTGCTCACGTATACACGGGCGAAACGGCTCGGGGTTTCGCCGCTCTTCACACGGACGGAAACGAGACCCTGGCGGATGTATTCAACCGAACTGAACAGATCGGAATCGATGGTTGCGTCATCTTCGACCGGATTGGCGACGTTGCGCAGGACCACGCCAGCAATAACAGGAGTGGCAGAACCATCCATGTTGTCAAGGCGTCCGGCGTCGATTTTGGCAAAACGACCGACAACCAGAGCATCTTCGAAACTGCGGGCAGTCAGGATCAGCTGGTTGGTGCCATAACGTTCACCCGCTCCGACCTGTGTCGGATCATCGGTACGTGCATCAGTGAAGGCCATGATTAAAGCTCCTTATTTTTCAGAGAGTCGAAATTGTGGGGCTGCGCGTCACCGAAATTCTGGTAACGGGTGGCCGGTTTCTTGAGCATCTTGAACACCAACGGCAGATCGGCATCGGTGAATTGCTCGGACGATTCGGTCGCCACGGCATCGCGCATGATCTGTACGGTGGTTTTGTCGGCGAACTTGTACGAATCGGGCAGGAAGGCGCGAGCCTTCTCCACAGTCTCGGCGTACAGGCGGTTTTCTTTCGCCACAGCATCACCGAACTTCTTGATCCGATCTTCCTTAGAAACATCGGATTCTTCATCCTCCATTTCGCCGGTCGGTTCGGGCGGGGTTTCCGGGGTCTCGGTCTCGGGCATGACACCCTTTGCCGCCTCGACGATCTGCTGCAATGCCGGGATCAGATCCTTGAGCATATCGACCGGAACCGACTTGATCGCCTCGGGCAGTGCGGTCGCAAGTTCAACGATCTGTTGGAGATTCAACTCTCCTTCCTGATCCTTGAACGCTTTATGAAGTTTTGGATTCTTCACGATTGTTACCTCTTCGGTTTTGGGGGTGGTGGGTTGACGGTCGATGAAACTGCACATCGGGCCACACCGCCCCCTTTCGACAGCGGCCAAATGGTGCGGTTGGATATTGATTTGTTCAAAATCGTATTCCCCGTTGAAGGGGACCAATTCGGCATTGTAACCAAGGGACAATTCTTTATTGCCCGCTTCGATGCCCATCAGCATCGTGTCACTCACGGCCAGCCGATTACGCACAGCGATGGTGGTATGTGTGGAAGGGTCCATTGCATCAACCATTGATGCCTCAGAGACGAACCCGCCATCTGTGGGAGCCGGTATATCCAAGGTCACATGACCAACCGTGACGGGTAAGCCGTTCATCTTCATGGCGGCATTGGCGATGGTGGCCGGGGAGCGGTACACGGTGAACATCTGGTCGGGCGGGGTCATGTTCAGTTCTGCGCCCAGGTAATGCAGCACACCGTCACGAACACTGATCGCGGTTTTCTCGGAAGGGTTGAATACTACGGAATCGCGGAACGTGCCCTTGTACGAATCCTTGAATTGAGCTTGGCAAATGGCGTAAGCGGATTCTTCCGATTTACCGGACTCCATCACCGCTTTGACACATCGATCCAGTTTCTCGGGCATTGCGCGGCCTCAACCGTGGGCATTTACCGCACGTTATAGGCTACCGGGTGGGCGGCTGTCAACTACTACAAATTGACGGCTTCGTCAATACCCCATTAGAGATATATTGCACTAGTGCGGAAAGGTCTATGATTCAACCATCGACAACGCAAACAGAAGGGGTAGGAAAATGAACATGGAACAGGCGAAGAAGTGGATCGAAGAACTGAAAGCATCTGTTGAAACCGGAAAGATCGGACAATTGACCGCCTATAAGGAGGTGTTCGCAGAAATGGAAGAAGGCGATCACGATCATGAAGTTGAAACTCTTTTCTACAATTACACACAGGGGTTAGATTGAAATGAGCCGAACCACATCACCAGCAACACAACGGGCGCTTGAGGCGGTACGGCGTGGCACATCTGCCCACGCCGCCGCGCTGGCGGAAGGGATCAGCCCCAGCACGATCTACCGGGCACTGGCGAAACAACGAAAGAAGGAGACGATGAAATGAACGATATATTCGAGAAATTGAAAAGTGATCCCATGTCCTATTTTGACGCCATCCAAGATCCTTTGCAGCGGGAACAGATGGAAATTCTATATCAAGCATTTAAGGCCCGTATCATGTGTGAAACAAGAGTAAGCGGTTATTCAAATATGGGCGTTGTTCAAGCATGTTTAGAGGATAAACCGAAATGAGCGATTTTATAATGGGTGCGATTGCGGGGGTGTTCACCGCATGGTCGATTATGCTTCTGATCGTTGGGATCGTCATGTGGGTCACGTCTCGCAGCATCCGCATGCACGATGAAAAGGACGATCAAGAATGAACACGCCTCAACAGAACATGGAACGCAGAGTCGATTATTTTGTATTTTATGAGAATGATCCTGATATCGTTAAAGTGATTTATGAAACGGGGGATCACCAGATGTACCGTTATGATGGGGGTGTTTGGCGTCTCATACCAGATGAAGAGGGCGAATGAGAAATGAATATTGAAACGGTGTTTCAAGCTATGGAGATCGATCGGCTGATCCAGACTGTCAAAGCGCACCCGATGTGCCTACGGTTCACGGATGACCACGGAGTCTATCTGGTGATCTATCCTGAGGGTATATGGCCCCAGGGTGTCCAGGCGGCGTATACGGGACAGCTCGGCAAAGCGGGTGCATTGGAACGAATCCTGATGCACATGGAAAACCATTGGAAACTGAACGGAGTGCATTGAGATGAATATACTGCTGACTGCAGCCGTGGCGGCTGGATTGATGGTTATGATCGCGTGGATCGCGTTGTTGGCGGCGCGGGGTGCGGAATGAAACCTATGGGGCGAAAATATTTTAGGAATAAAACAGGGTCGAAACACCATGTGAAAATACGAGGTAAGTTTGCAGCATGGTGGACTGATGTTTGCACGCCATCTAAGAAAAGAGAGCGCCAACAAGTTAAAAGTGATATAGCTAAAGAGATAGACGACACAGACAGTTTATAAAAAAAAGCCCAGTCGACAAGGATGTCAGACCGGGCAAGGCTCACAGATCAACAGGGGTGGATCAATCTGGAGAGCCGACATAATACCGCACCCCGCGCCGCCTGTCAATCATCCTCGGGAATGATCAGCTCATAGTCACACTGGCATTGATAATCTGTTCCAGGTAGCAGGTATTTGCGATCCAGCGAACTATAAAACCCCTCGGACAAATCGAACTCTTTACCGTCCCGGTCCTTATGGCTTTCTCTGACCCGCTCATTCCGCGACGTGATCCAACGTGCCCGCGTGATCCCCAGGTTTTGCGCCCGGATCTTCGTCGCCATGCTGTTGAAATTGGCGATCTGGTTCCGGGCGGTGGACTTGGCGTGATTCTTTCGTTTCTCGACCAAACCGTCAAACTGTTTCATTATCGATTCAAGCGAATCACCCTGAGTCATCGCCCGTAGACTGTTTGCTGTATATTCCTCCAGCGTTTCGTCCCGTAGCTTTTGGACCCATCGGGTTGTTTCCAACACCAAGGCGTTGATGTCAGCGTTTAGCCCTTCGGTGTTGGTCAATTCGGTAGAATTGAGGCCGATCCGCGCCTCGACCTTCGCGTACAATTCGTCACGGTTGCCACGGTTGACCTTGTTCAAAATCGTCTCGACCAATTCCTTGATCCGTTTGTCATCAAACTGTTTCAGCAGTTTACGCCGGACCTTATCAGCCAACTTGAGATAAACCGATGCGTAGTTACCGACCTGTGCATCGGCAAATTTTTCAACCGTCGCAACGTGTAGCTCACCGAATACCTGATTACGGAAACGCTGGGACAACTGTTCAACCATATAGATCAATAGCCGTTCAAACTCCCGTTCCTGTGCGCGTGGGCTGCCTTTCGCCTTGATCGACGTTTCCCGCGCCGCTGTGATCTCACGCTTCATACTGGTTCGACCACATCAGCGAGTAATCGATCCGCCTGTTCAGAGGTTACGGGGAATGCTGTTATTACAATCTGCCGCGCTGTACTTTTCGTGATCTCACCCCGTCTAATGCGGGACACTATCTCTAAGATGGCAGTTACTTGAGCGCCATTTAACGACTCACTCGGGTCCACATCCACATCGCCGCCACTACCACCGTTAGTGCCGTCTCCTGAACCCTCGTCGGACTCTCCGAACACTTGATCAAAGTCGTCGCTGGTCAAGATTCCCTTGTCTTTCAGATAGTCGCGGTAATCCTCGCCCAGCCCGGCAAGTTTGACAGCGTTATCAATCGCCTTGGTTTCGTATTCGATCTTGCTTTGCGGTGTCTCTCCCTGGTTCTCCTTGAACATTGCATCGTTGACGCCACACGCTCGCAACAGTTCGTTGATCGGTTCGATCAAATAGTCCGATTGCACCGTTTCAATCATTTCCTGGAATATCAACCGTTCATTGTCGCCGGTGCTGTTCAACCCTTTGACGTTCTCACCGACCAGCATCGCCAACGGGATACCCGTCACCATCGCCAACCGGCGAAGCGTGATCTGGTCCGCTTCGGCAAGGTTGCTAAGCGTCTGCGTCACGACCTCGACCTCATCCTCTTGGTCAATCAGACCAGCGGCCCAAATGCCACGCAACTCTTCAAGACGGCTGAAATAGTTCACCATGTCCGCCTCGTTGCCGCTTTGCATTTCGGTCTTGAACCCCTTGATCTTGTAGAACAGGGTTGAAGCCTTATCGAGAATGCGCGGACTGGCACGTTGGACGATCCCGTCCGCGACCAACTGCTGATAGATCAAATCGTACTCACTGACCCCACCGTAACGGTATTTTGGCGCGTCCAAGTCGGGCGGTTGAACATAGGTAAAATCGATCACGCGGGAATAGTGGATCGGTTTTCCCCGCACGTTATAGGTTATCGGCTTGTAATACCGGGGCGATTGGAGATCCATGTCGACCGACCCCTGTGTCACCATGTCACCACTAAACACGCTAAACAGCCCGCGATCTGAATCGAACCGACCGAGTGGTTTACTCAGATCGTCTCCGCGCATGTGCAACACGATGATCCCGCGTCCCATGGCAACCATCCACCGGGCCGCCGCCTTAACGTGTTTCTCAAGTCGGCGCTTGTAGAATTTTTCATCATCCGCCCGGTCAAACTGGAGCGTATCTTTCAACGCGTACCCGGCTTTAAGTCTGACGATTTTGTTACCGATACCGGTACGGTAAATCTGGCGGCGATCTTCATCAGTCAGGATCGTACTATCGAAATAATTCTGTGCCAGCGGATCACGACTGTTCACGAGGCTGGAAACAAAACTTTTTAAACCATCTGTAAACTTGCTCATTTTTCCACCTATCGCAATGCTGAATAATCAACCGATGAACCCACCATCGGACTAAATGCCATGATGAACGCATCGGCCTTGTTGGGCGACTTGATGCCGCGTTTAGCTAAATCCGCCTTGCTCTCGACCTTGACCTTACCGTGTGCATCGAAATCGCGCCGGGGTGTTGATAGCTCATCGATTAATTGTTCCAACTGTTCACACCCGCTGTTGATGCTGATCAATTGGTCCTCTCGAAACTTCGCCCCATGGTGGATCGCATCGTAGGTATTGCGGAACCGATCCGCCACGAGCCACCACGCTTGAGCCTTTATATTGCTGAAAAAGTCCCGGTTTGTCACGTCGGGCTGATAATCAGCATCAGGATCATGGACCGCACCGCCCGCATTGAACGCGGTATATTGGACCTTGGCGCGGGTAGCTTGGTTGATCTCCTTGAACTTCGATCCAGCCGATGCACCTACCCCGATTGAATCATAGATGATCTGACCTTGCATCGAACGGGCCAAACCGTACACCCTGGAACAGCTCCCCAACAGGTCATCCGTCTGGCCCTTCCACTCTTGAGCGTTGATCGCCAATAGACCGTAGGCCGTAACCGTAGCGTTTTTGTCGTTCCCATCATCGGCAATGTCATAACCAACACGCCGCCGACCACTCGGCTTGATGCCCAATTTGACATGTGCATCGATGGCAGCAACGATCCAGGAGCGTTTGATGATCACCCGTTCATCGTCGGTCCGTGGTTCACCTAAATAGACGTGCCGGTATTCTTCCTCGTTCTCCAGGCGGGCCGCTTCGATCACCTTGCGCATCGTTTCAGACAGGAACGGATTTTCGTCATAGTTAATTTTCCGAATTACCGTATCAGGAGGGGGATTTACAACGAACCGTTGCCAGACGAAATCAGAAACCAACCGGGGGTTGAAGATGATCCAGTGCTGCGATCCTTCCTTGCGAACCGTGGGATCGATGATCTCCCATTGTTCCTTGGTCATCAGATGGGCTTCTTCTGCCCAATGAATGTCGATACTTTCGAGCGATTTGATCTCTTCGATGTTTCGCCACAGACCATAGAAAATGAACTCTGTCCCGGTGTATTTGTGGCTGATTTTGTTGTCCAGGATGGTGAATTGGTCACGGAGGCCGAACCGTTCGATCTGTATCTTGAGGAGGGTGTATACCGACTCTTCGATTTTGTTCTGAAATTGACGGGTGCACAAAAAGCGCAATTTGCACATTTGCGCCAACGCGATAGCGAACCCTGCGGCGTCCCAACTCTTAGACGATGCACGGCCCCCGTATAACACCCGGTTTCGTGCCGGGGTTATCCAGAACTCACGAAGAGCTGGGTTCAGGGTCGGGCTTGACTGGTCCACTGTAGAACTCACTCAGGGTCATAGGCTGGAACGATCCGCCGTTGTTCGTGTGGTCCACTTTGTCGGTGAACATGGCCAAATGCCGCCCGATCAACTCGATGGCTTTGTCTTGGGAGTGGCTCAATATTTCAATCCCGGTTCGGCTTTGACGCGCCCCCGCGTAAAGCTGGCGGGCCGCTGGGGACAGTGTGCGGGTGTCCTTGACGTGAACATACTCCACGCCCCGCCCGGCGCACTCTGGACAGTCCGGGAGAGGCGGGAAGCGTGGATCGTACCCAACGCCCCCCAAGGGTGACGGCTCGGGCGGTAGCGGGCTACGCATCGCCTCAGCGTGTCGGCAGGCGTCCTGGTGTTTGCGCACCACGTCGCCCCACTCTGCCGGAGTGAACTGGTACAGATGATCCAGTCCGTAGCAATGGCGGCAACAATCCCGGCGCACTTCGACCAATTCGTTAGGGTCCGCCGTCGCCTTCATCCACAGGAGGCGTAGCACATCGTCCGCTTTCAAATTGAGCCGTTCGGATCGTTCGGCCATTAATTCTTCGATGCGTTTTTGCACGTCACGATTCGTCAGGAGCAATTGACTCGCTGAACGACGCGCCGCTTCCTCGGACGAATCGGGATAAGCGACACGATAAGCCTGGGTGGCATTGAAATTATTGGCCACAATCTCCTGGCAGAATAGTTCATGGGATCTGTTCATTTCGTCAATATAGCGACGGTTCACCCAACTGGTCAACCTGTGCCGTAACTGTGCCGTTTAAAATTCTATGGCACGGAAAAACTCTATATAAATCAATACTTGTTCCTTAGTGCCTTTAGTGCCTTAGAATACTAATAGAGGGATGGATCAATGGGATGATTATTCTATCGATGGTTATTTACCATAATTGGTATGTATATCCAGCCCCTAGTAGGAAACATAGGGCACTAACGGCACGTACGGCACACTTGTTTAAAATCAATAACTTAGAGCGTGCCATAACCCGTGCCACTACGGCACCACCGGCACGGATCATGCGGGGTGACGATAAACGGTGGTTAAATTTACCTATTGACAAATGCGTCAATACTGGTAAATTTGAAATTGGGATAAATACAGGAATCGTAAAATGATGGATGATGATGAAATCCGCCAGATGCGCGAAGAATCCAGACGAGAAAGACGCCGCGAACGCGCCCTTCTTAGTCATCCTGATTGCCGCGATCCGGACCATCCAGGGTGTGAGCACTGCCGAGACGAAGAGGATCAAACCGATGAATAAAATCGCCTGTCTGACCGCTGTCATTATCATGGCCACCGGGATCGCCTATGCCATGGTGTACCACTGGACCAACCGGGACGCCTCCACCATCTGTGAATTCCTGAAATACAACAGATCCACCGTTGACCACGGAACCCCGCCCATCGGCTACTGTGTGATCGATTGGGTGGATGGTGGGCAAAGCCGGGTTAGTGTGCGCGATGCGTATGCCGATTATGTCCGACAACTACGCCGCCAACGGGCGGTGATGGGTGGTGCAAAATGACCTGTAAAGCTCGGCGCCACGGTGATCAAATGTGTTGCGGGCGCTGCGGTATCGCGTGGGACATGAACGATCCAGAGCCGCCCGAATGTCTCACCGACGAACAGATCGCCGCCCAGCGAGCGCACGAGACCGCCCGCGCCGCCCTGATCGAATGCCGGGAGAAACTGAAACAATGACCCGCATATACATGACCCCGTTCACACCCGACACGCCGCCCACCGTAACCGGTGAATCGGTCGACTCAGGGTTCCAGTCCATCGACGAGGTGATCGCCATGATGGGCGAACCGGAACGCCGCCCTACTGAAACGGTGTTGATCTATGGTGGGGTGTGTTTCACACAAACACCCCTCTACCTGGAGCGGCCCAACCAATGACCCCATTCGAAACCCTGAAACGAGCGCGCCGCCCGCTCACCGTGGAACAGCTGGCCCATGGCGCCGGGCTATCGCCGATCCAGATGTTCCAGAAGATAGCCACCGATCCAATGTTCGACATTACCAAGACCACCGGGGGCGACATCACCCGGTACATTGTCCGACTGAGTGCCCAGGGGAGGGTGACCAAGTGATAAATACGCGGGGGATGATCACTAATGAACATAAGGACGCTGTTCAATTTTTTATTAATTTCGGATTCGTTGATCGTTGTTTCATGCTTTTTATACGATCCATCATGGTGTCCGATTGTTTATCACCCTCACATGTTTTCGATCTCGTGATAGATGATAGGGTGTCTGAGATAAACAACTTGATTAAAAACGCACCATTAACCAATTGTGATTATTATAGTGAGTTAATCTATGAAGCTGATTCCAAAGATGCTTTTCTAAACACTATTAACAAATATAATATTTTACCCGATTGTTGGAAAATTAGTAACGATGTTCTTTACATTGTTGAAGTAACCGCCACAAATGGTATTTGCTGGAATCGGTTAGTTAAATATGGTGTCATTGAAGATCTTTTGTTTTACAAACTCGGTTT